ACGAGGATAGTTTAGACGGGTTTGACCTTGCAGAGTTCAACCCTCGGTAGGTCTAACCCTCTAATATTTTTGGTGTAACTTTGAAACAAATCTTATTAAATGGAAATGAAAGTACGTCTTGTTGAACCTGAGCAGCCCAAATCGGTTGCTGAAGTCGAAAACCAATTGCTAGAACAGCATGCGGAAAGCGTTAACCCTACATCTGAAGGCGAGTCGCCGGAGGTAGTAGAAGAGGTCTCTACGGATTCTCCCTCACAGGAGACTCGAGAGCCTCTACAAGAAGAGGAACTTTTATCTATAATTAGTAAGAGGTTAGATAGAGAGATTAATTCTTTTGACGACCTGCAAGAGGCACGAGAGACGTCCGGTAAAATGGACGACGAGGTGTCGGCGTTCTTTAAGTATAAAAAAGAAACGGGCCGTGGGGTAGAAGACTTTGTTCGATTGAATAAAGACTATACCGCCATGGACGCTGATAACCTTATCAAGGAATATCTAACGGCAACGGAAGAAGGACTTGACGAGGAGGATATAAGTGCTATGATGGAGGATTTTAAGTTTGATGAGGAACTCGATGACGAGTCTGACATTCGTAAAGTCCGACTAGCAAAAAAGAAAACTATTGCAAAGGCGAAGAAGTACTTCAACGAGGCTAAAGAAAAATACCGTGTTCCCCTTGAGTCAAGTGGGTCACCTTCTTTAGAGGAAGACGAAGGATATTCTGAGTACAAGCAATATGTCGCTAATGCGAAGACCGCTCAAGAAGAGCAATTACGTAGGAAGAATTGGTTTGTGGATAAAACAAGCGAAGTATTCGGAAGTGAATTCAAAGGTTTTGAGTTCAATGTCAACGACAAATCTTACGTATTCTCTCCGGGAGATAAGGCTGAATTGAAGAAGCTACAGGAAACTCCTATGAATTGGGTAAACCGATTTGTAGATGAGGAAGGCTTAATCAAGGATGCCGTGGGTTACCACAGGTCGTTAGCAATAGCAATGAACCCTGATAAATTTGCCAAGTTCTTTTATGAGCAGGGCCAATCGGAGGCGGTTGATGGTGTTATGCGTAAGACAAAAAACATAAATATGTCTGAGCGTAGTGCACCTCAAAACGCATCTACTTCAGGGGGTATGAAAGTTCGCTCTGTAAATCCTGATTCAGGGCGCGGCTTAAAAATTAGAAGTGCAGCGCGTACTTCTTGACTCATTTTTTAAACTAAACAAATATTATGGCTCTGAAAACAGACCCTACCTATCAGTTGCAACCGAGTGCCCAACAGGTGCCCCTTGCAACTAACTATATTACCGACTTCAACTTCTTGAATCAGTATCTACCTGATACCTATGAGAAAGAGTTTGAGCGTTACGGTAACCGCACCCTTGCCTCTTTCCTACGTATGGTTGGAGCCGAGATGCCCTCTAACTCTGACAAGATTGAATGGGCTGAACAAGGCCGTTTGCATATTAAGTATACGGGATGCACGACGAGCGCGTCGGGTCCCGTAGATACTTCTGTATTCACTATCCCGGCTACTAACTTTGACCCTGCCCTTGCGGGTGGTGCCGAACAAGCTATCCGTGTAGGTCAGACTGTATTCATTCAATCTGCAGATGGTACGGGTACCCCTCAGTCTGTTAAAGCGATTGTAACGGCGACAACTTCTAACACCATTACCGTTGCTTTCTATAACGCAGCCGGTTTGGATAATGCAGACATCAATACGGAGTATACCATCTTCATCTACGGTTCTGAGTTCCGCAAGGGCACCGAAGGAATGGAAGGTTCTTTGGAGGCTGACGATGTATTCTTCAACAACTCACCTATCATCATTAAAGATAAGTACGCAGTATCAGGTTCTGATATGGCGCAGATTGGATGGGTTGAGGTGACTACAGAGAATGGCGCTAACGGATACCTATGGTACCTGAAGTCTGAGCATGAGACACGTCTTCGTTTCGACGACTACTTGGAGACTGCGATGATTGAAGCCGTTCCTGCAGAAGTAGGTTCCGGAGCAATTGCAACCGCTACTGTAGGAAACAAAGGTTCTGAAGGTGTATTCTACGTGGTGAACAAGCGTGGCAACGTGTGGACAGGAGGTGCTCCTGTTGATTTGGCGTCATGGGATTCTATCATTCAGCGTCTTGATAAGCAAGGTGCTATTGAAGAGAATGTTGTGTTCGTTAACCGCAACTTCGGGTTTATGATTGATGATATGTTGGCTGCTCAAAACTCTTACGGAGCGGGTGGTACTTCATATGGTCTTTTCGATAACGACGAAGAGATGGCATTGAACCTCGGATTCACAGGATTCCGCCGGGGATATGACTTCTACAAGTCTGATTGGAAATACCTCAACGACCCCACTATGCGTGGTGGATTGAATCAGACCGCAGGCAGCGGGGCTATTGACGGCCTCTTAGTACCTGCAGGTTCTACTTCGGTGTATGACCAAATCTTAGGAAAGAACGCGAAGCGTCCATTCTTGCATGTGCGTTACCGCGCGTCTGAGACTGAAGACCGTCGCTACAAGACTTGGATTACAGGTTCTGCCGGAGGTGCTGCTACGAGCAGTCTTGATGCTATGGAGGTTCACTTCCTTTCTGAGCGTGCCGTGTGCACCTTGGGAGCGAACAACTTCTTTATCTTCGAGCAATAATCTAACATAGGTAACGGGGTGGGAGTTTAAACTCTCACCCCATTACTTCCTTTAATTCAAATCCAATTATTATGAAAAAGAACAAGCCCGTTCTAAAAGACCGCTCGTATCGTTTACTGAACAATGCGGCCCCCCTCTCCACTTATATTAGTCCGGGAGGAAACCCTCGCCAACCGATGCTTCACTTCGATGAAGTGAAAGGTGAGAACAGGGAGTTGCGGTATTCCGCCAATCAAAAATCTATCTATGTAGATGAGCAAGACGGCCATGTGGTTGTTGAGCCTATTATTTTTGAAGATGGGATGCTTACCGTTTCTAAAACCAATCCCGCATTGCAGAAATTTCTTCACCTTCATAAATTGAACGGAAGAAAGTTTGAGGAGATTAATCTTGAGCGTGATGCGAAGAAGGAGATGGCAAACCTAAACGCTGAGGTCGATGCCCTCATAGAGTGTCGGGGACTGAGCATTGAACAGGCCGAAAACGTTGCCCGTGTCATGTATGGTATTGACCCCACGACTTTGACTACGGCTGAGTTGCGTAGAGACCTGCTGATTAAGGCGCGTCAAGACCCGGGACGGTTTTTAGATATTGTTAATGACCCGCAACTGAAGTTGCAGTCTAATATCCAAAGATTTTTTGACGGCGGTCTATTGACGTATAGGCGCAATAAGTCTGAGGTGTGGTTTAATACTGCATCAAGTAAAAAGAAGATGCTCACCGTTCCTTTTGGTGACGAGCCTCTATCTACGTGTGAGGCTTACTTTATCACTGACGATGGAGTAGAAGCCCTGCAGATGTTAGAGTCATATCTATAATCCTGACCATACCTTACTAAAGAGAGCCACTAATAGTGGCTCTTTTTTTATGCGTATCTTTGGGTTTATTAATCATCTAAATTTTTAACGATGGAAAAATATTTAAAAATCTTTACGTCTTCAAGACCTGCTGCTAATCCTTATCAGTTAGTGTCTTGCTCAGACGTGGCTCACGTATATTCTGCAAGTGCTACAGCGGCTTCAACTAGAATAGATTACACCGATGGCTCTACCGCAACAGTAGCGCATGCAGCAGCCGTAGCATTTGATGTAAGAGACGCATTGTCTGACGCTATTATAGAGGCAAGAAAAACTTCTTGGACTAACGTAACGTATTTAGTAGACATGCCTAAAGTGGCAACAGGAATAACCTTAGCATAAATTTGAGAAAATGGAGAAGTTTATAAAACTAGCCGTTACAGGCTCCGGCACCGAGACATTAAGTTTATCTAATGTGAAAATGATTATTGGGGATGGAAGTACAAGTACCGTTGTTCATTATCTTGGGGGGGCACTCGCCACTCTAACACACGCTGCTGATGCTACCTATACAGTAGAGAATCAGCTACAAGACGCCATGGTTTCTTTATATAAAAAGTCGTGGGCTAATAATGAGGATTCTATCACGCCTATTTTGGCGATAAGTGCAATAGCGGTAACATAGCACTAATCAATCCTACCTATTGGAAAGGGCCGCTATTAGTGGCTCTTTTTTTTTGGGCTATCTTTGGGAAAAGGTTGAGCCATGATAAACTCCGTAAGAAATACAGTCCTTTCGGTACTCAATAAGAACAATTATGGGTACATCTCGCCGTCAGATTTTAACCTCTTTGCCAAGCAAGCGCAATTAGAAGTCTTTGAGGACTACTTCTCTGATTACAACAATGCACTGAACAAGGAAAATGCACGGCGCTCAGGCACGGAGTATGCTAATGCCTCCAAGAGTATTTCCGAGTCCATTGATATCTTCTCTGTTACCCGAGACCTTCCCATTCCTGCAGCAGGCGTTAATGTCTATACTCTC